TTATCTTCTTCCGCCGTATGAAGGCAGCAGGTGTACCACTACACGCCCACACTGGAGCACTGGTAAAGCATATGAAACGCTTTAGCGTTGACTATGACTACTATGCATTGTATTGGGCTAATGAACATTTAAAGACAAAACTGAAGGAACAAGAGCAACAAGGAGAATAAGTGGCTGGTCGTGATATTACAGAAGGTCGCTCTAGTAGAGCGATTGCTGTTGATGTAGGTGTAGTTGCTACTGATGCTATCTGGCAGAATACTGATATAGCCTATGATGTTGCTATCGGTGGTATGCCATTCATCTATGCCATCAATGATACTAACCCATACATTCGTCAGACTGCTCCTTATAGGAAAGAACAATTTGATAATCAAACCGAGCCTGGTGAGCAGTCGCTCACTGGCTGGTGGCTTCGTAGCCAGTCTTCCTTTCACGAGGGGACTGGCATTAATTTTTATGACCCAGCTCTTATCCCTGGTGAAAGCACATCTCGCTTCGCCGACAGCAAAGGGGTAAATGTATGGACAGAGGGCGAAGTAACCCTTCTTAAAGACAGCGTTCAAGGACATAATACAACAGGTGCTATTGCATCTAATGGTCGTCCTAATCAGCATATTCGTTCTATTCAATACAGCGGAACCAATGCTGTTCTACTACTTGATGAGTATGATGTAGATAAAATTACTTCTGCTTCTACTTCTCCAGTTCACTTTATTGACTACAATTCTGGTACTGATGACAAGGTATTTGCTATCTGTGATGATGGCACTAATGCTTATTGGGTAACTAATGACACTGGTCCATCAGGTAAATTAGAAGTAAATAAAAAACCGCTTACAGGCAACTCGTCTACATCTGCCACTGTTATGTTTACTGCTAATGGTATTACTGTAACCAATGCGGTAATGGAGTTTGTCAAAGAACGTATTGTTATGTGCGCTAACGATAAAGTCTATGAGTTTTCGACAGCAGCATCATCACTACCCACAGCAATCTATACACACCCATCAAGCACTCACGTCTATACCAGCATTACAGCCTCAGGCCCAGCCATATACATATCTGGTTACAATGGTATTCAATCTACTATATTAAAGTTTACACTTAATAGTTCTGGTGTTATGCCGACACTTACATCAGCGGTAGTAGCAGCAGAATTACCTGTTGGAGAAATAGTCCATCGCATATTTTATTATCTAGGATATATGGCTATTGGCACTAGCAAAGGTATCCGTATTGCTACAATTAGTGACCAAGATGGTTCTATTACCTATGGTCCATTGATAGTTGAAACAACTCAACCTTGCTATGATTTTGCTGCAAGAGACCATTACTTATGGTGTGCTACTGGTGTAGATGGCGCACCAGGAGTTATTCGCATTGATTTATCTACTGAGATAAGTTCATTAGTTTTTGCTTACGCTAACGATGTTTACTATGACGGTGGTGTAACTGGACATCAGACTACAGGTTGCGCTTTCTTTGGTGACAGTAATCGATTAGCATATACTACCACATATGCTTCATCTGCTGATGGATATATATATGCAGAATCAGCATCTACTTTGATTGCTGATGGATATCTACAGACAGGTTACATCAGATACAACACATTAGAACCTAAGAACTTTAAGCGCTTAGTAGGGCGCGGTGAGTTTGACTTTGGCTCTATGACTTTAGAAACTGTAGATGCAGCAGGCACTGAATATGATATAGTCAGTTATGACTCATCAGTTCCACCAGTAGAAGTAACTACTAGCCAGCCAGCAGGTGCACAGGAATACATAGCCTATAAGTTTATTCTATATAGAGATGGCACCGATAATACTAAAGGTCCTATCTTCAAGGGCTACCAGGCTAAGGCTACTATCGCTACACCGAGACAGCGAGTGATTAGATTTCCCGTCTATTGTTTTGACGTGGAGACAGACAAGTACAATGTTATGGTCGGCTATGAAGGCCGAGCTCTAGACAGAATTAATAATCTAGAAAGCATTGAAGAAAATGGTGACATTGTTACTTGGCAAGACTTAACTACTGGCGAATCTCGTCAGGTTGTTATAGAACAAATCACTTTCACTCGCATGACTCCACCAGATAGAGGCTTTACTGGCTACGGAGGAATGCTTACTATGACCGTAAGGACTGTATGATGACCCCTGCTGACTGGGCTGGACTAGCCGTAGCCGTATTAACCTTAGTTGCTGGACTAGCTGGCGCTGTGCGCTGGATGGTAAAGCATTATCTATATGAACTACGTCCCAATGGTGGCTCAAGTCTCAAGGATAAAGTTAATTTGCTTGAAGAAAAAGTAGAACTACTAACTGAACTAGTCAAAGAAGCATTGAGGAAATGAATGAAACCTGTAGCCAAAGTAGCGTCACCTGCTGCTATTGCTGTGCTCCGTCAGGCGACAGCGTTGTATCCGAAGCGCAAGAAACTGTCAGACGGGTTGTTGCCTTCGTTAGCGCATCGGAAAGCCAGCCCGAATTCGGACCACAATACTGGGCTAGCAGTAGATTTGACCCACGACCCTAAGAGGGGTATTGATTGTGCAATCATTTTTGAAAAACTTAAAGAAGATGAGAGGGTTAATTACCTTATCTTCCAAGGAAAAATCTGGTCAAGAACCAGACGCAAGGAAGGCAATAGAAAGTACACAGGTAGTAATCCTCACAATAAGCACCTACATATTTCTATTAATGATACTCACCGTAGTGACACTAGCCCCTGGTTCTGGTGGCTAAGTCAACCTAAGATTGTGAATCAGATTGTGGCAAATTTACAGCCACAACCTAAGAAGAAGGTAGCTGTTAGTACCACTGTGGTACCAGTATGCACCTGCTGTAAGGTTCACAATACAAAACGAAAGGCAATCTAAATGGAAACACTAAAGCAAGTAGCGCTCACATGGTTCCGTGCTGCAGCCTCAGCTGCTATCGCACTCTACCTCGCAGGCGAGACCGACTTTAAGACACTCGGAGCTGCAGCCCTCGCTGGGTTCCTCGGGCCTGTCCTTAAGTGGCTCGACCCATCCGCAAAAGAGTTCGGACGAGGCGCAGAGTAGCCTCTAGAATACCCCTTAAACGCCTTCTAAGGCAGTTTTAAGACATTAAACCCCCCAACCTAAGGTAATCACCTTGGGAAGGGGGGTCTTTTGTGTTTCCTAATACTGAATCGGGAGTGACATAACCCCTTGACTCAGCCTCTCTTGTCAGCTATACTGGTATATATTATATATAATATAAGACCCCGAAGGGGTCTATATATAATTAATATAATTATATATTGGAAGGAATATTTATGGGAGTATATCTCTCTGATGATTATAAGATACCAGGTCATGTATCCTATTCAGCTCTGACTACCTTCATCGACTGCGGTTATCTATACTACCTCAGCCGACTGTTGCAGATACCAGAGAAGCCAGCGGTATGGAGCGCAGGTGGCTCCGCATTCCACAAGGCTACTGAAGAATGGGACAGACAACATGTTGAGTAAACAATTATGGGAAGAGGCATGGAATGAATATACCAAAGATGTCGACTTATCGACGCTTAGAGTTGGCGGCAGGGCTACGAAAGATTGGCCCAATAAGGAAGATGCTTCCTTCTGGAATATCGCTGGTCCAGCGTGGGTCCAGTCCTACGTCGAATGGCGACAAGTCAACAAGAATTGGAAGATTTGGAAGACGCCTGAAGGCGTTCCTGCGATTGAACTAGGTATCATACCTGAGTTTGCTGGTGTTCCAGTCAAGATGGTAATCGATAGAGTCTTTGATGTTGACGGTCAGTTGGTTGTGGTAGACTTGAAGACATCACAACGCACACCTGACTCTAGTTTACAGCTAGGTTTCTACCGAGCAGGGCTGAAGAAAGTCTTTGGTGTTGATATAAACTTTGGTAACTATTGGATGGCTCGTCAGTCTGGCACTGGTCAGATGGAAGACCTAACCAAATACTCAACCGAGATGATTGATTACTTCGTAGAAAAATTTGACAAAGCACGTCTTGCTGGTATATTCTTACCCAACACAAACAACTGTAACCGATGCGGGCTCACAGAGCACTGCTCGTTTACTTCAAAGAAAGAGAAACGATGAACGAAGAATGGAAACTGCAAGTCTCGTATAAGACTGGCCCTGGTGATATGATTAATATCCGTGCCAATACTGCTGATGAACTCAGTGTACTGCTTGAGGGTGTAGGTGATTACGCTACACAGATTGCTGCAACTAACAAGCTATTGGCAGGTGCGTACAATCTAGCCCCTTTATCAACGCCAAGTACCACAACAAGCACAACGCCACCGCTCTCCTTACCACCCAGCCCAGTCTCGGAAGCATCAGGTACCGCAGCTCCAACGTGTAAGCACGGGGCGCGTATCTATCGCAGTGGAATCAGTAGCAAGACTGGTAAACCGTATGCATTCTGGGCATGTCCTACCCCACAGGGTACAGTTGACCAGTGCAAGCCAGTAAACTAAATACAGGAAATCAAATGAGTCGTAGTCAGTTTGTCATGGGTTGGCTACGACTCTTACTAAAAAGGAATAAGCCTTGCGTACACTTGTCAGAAGCGTTGGTCGTGCAAGTATTGGCGGAGAACCATTGCCATCGTGCTTCAAAGCGTTTGAGTCGAACAAAATTATCCTCAGGCGTAGCGAAGTGTCGATGTTCGCAGCAGCGCCAGGAGTAGGTAAGTCAACACTTGCCTTAGCTCTTGCGCTAAAGATGAAGGTTCCCACGCTATACATTAGCGCCGACACTAACGCACACACAATGGCTATGCGATTAGCATCTATGATTTCGGGTAAGAATCAGACTGATGTTGAAGGATTATTGAATACTGATTTAGGTTGGACAAGAGCAGTGCTAGCTAAGGCTAGCCATATTGTTTGGTCATTTGAATCAGCACCATCACTACAAGATATCGATGAGGAAGTACAAGCCTTCGAAGAATTGTGGGGATGTCCACCACAACTAATAGTTGTAGATAACTTAATGGATGTAGCCACCGATGGTGGCGAGGAGTTCTCTTCTATGAGAGCTATCATGAAGGAGTTGAAGTATCTTGCTAGGGCTACGAATGCGGGTGTGTTGGTATTACATCATACGAGTGAGGCGGTACCTGGCTCTCCTTGCCAGCCTCGTTCCGCGATTCAGGGAAAGGTGGCTCAGCTCCCCGCACTCATTTGCACGCTTGGTGTTGTGGGCACATCAATGGGCGTGGCCCCTGTCAAGAACCGTTATGGCAAAGCCGACGCGGGTGGTGGACTGATGACTTGGATTGCTTTTAATCCTGAGTACATGTTCGTTGAAGATATACCAGAGAATGGTTAGGAAGAAAACATATGAAAATAAAATATGCAGGGACAGATAAACGAGTAAAGTTTTCAGATTACCTAGGTATCAGTATTTATGAATGGGACGAAGCAGATTATGGATTGACTATAACTCTGTTTGGTCGGGAGTTTAACTTCCTCATCTGGAGAAAAATTAATGGATGACGATTACTTGGAGATACATGCAAAAGAAATGGCACAGGCTGAATATCACAGACATGTTGCCATCTGTGTACAGAAGATTAATGATGCCAAACCGCAGGTTAGGGACGATTATACGCAGGGCGTATGCGACGGACTTGACTGGGCAACGAGAATACTAGAGAAAGATAAGAGCGCATACTAATGGCTAACCCTAACGGACGTAAAGGTGCACAGTTTTTTC